AGTAGGGGCTATTAAGCCTTGGACTAAAGCTACAGCTCCAGCAGGTTACTTATTGTGTAACGGTGCAGCTGTATCAAGATCAACCTATGCAGAATTATTTGCTGTAGTTGCCTCAACTTATGGAGGCGGTGATGGATCAACAACTTTTAACGTTCCTCAATTACAAGGTAAAATGCCACAAGGTTATGATGGTAACACATATAATTTAGCAGGTACTGGCGGTGCAAATAGCGTTACAGTAGCTGTTACTAATAACCAAGCTGCAACTAACGCTTCAAACCAATCTGTAACTGTAACAGGAAGTATTGCTAATACTTCTATTACAACGGCACAAATGTCTAGTCACAGTCACAGTTATGAAAAAACAAATGCGGGTGCTGCAGGTACAGGTCATAACACTACAGGTACTAGAGCAGGAACTTCAAACGCAAACACTGGTGGTCAAGGTTCAGGAACGGGTCATAACCACTCTCATACTTTATCAGGAACATTAACTGGTAATGTTACAACAAGTTTAACTGGTTCTGTTACAGCGGCAGGAACAAATTCATTCTCACCTTTTGTGGTGGTAAACTATATTATAAAGCACTAGGAGATATTGATGGCAACACAAATAGTAATTCAAAATGGAGATAACATTTTAATTGATGATTCTTTTTTTATTCCTTGGGCAGACAAAGGTAAAAACTGGGTAGATGGATGGTGTCCAAATACTATTCATTGTGTAATATGGAATAATCTACAAGGGCAAAATGAAATTCAAAGTAAAGATGCTTCTACTGGTATGATGACAGGCAACGCAAATTTAAGTGCTACAAGTGATGCTGTAGGATCTACAACTGTTGCTGCTTTACTTACTTGGGCGGAAACAAGAAAAGGTCAGATAGAAACTGCACAAGCTGCTTATGACACTGCTGTGGCTGATGATTTAGCTAATGGAACAAGTAATGCTTTAGCAAACTGGATGGCTTACGATTCCAATTATTCGTAATTATATAAATTCATTGTATCTTTAAAAACTTTTTCAATTTTTTTTATTTGTTTTGTTGATAATTTATTTACCCATTGATTATTTTTACCTATTGAAAAAAATTTATTTTTCTCTGGCGCTTCAATAAAACCATATTTTTCTTCTTGCTCTTTAAATTTTTTAAATTGTGTAGTTAGTAAAATATTTTTTATTTTTGTTTTAATATTTTTAAATTTAAAATTATAATTTTTAGATAAGAATGTAACAAGTTTTAAAATTGTATCTTTTTTATTATAAACTAAATCTTCGTATTTAATTATCATTGTTGGAACGTTCCATGATTGCATGGTCCAAGAAAAAATATGTTTATCCCAACTTGATAGAACATGATGAGGTCTGTTTTTTTCATCTATTAAATTTTCTTTTCTACTTCCCCAATTAAGTGTTTGATAATCATTTGTCATAAAGTCTATTGTTTCATCAATAGATAAACTTGCATGTTTTGCCCATGAAACACAAACATCTCTTGGATCTCTAACAATATATATTATTCCTTTTATATACTCTTGTTTTGTAAAATTAAAATTTGCTGAATGCGTTTTTAAGAACTCGGGTCCTCCCTTAAAATCTAATGCCTTTTCTTCTTGAAGCTTGAGAATATATTTATAAAAAGTTTGAACATTACTTATCTTGTTAAAATCATTTTTAAAAATGTGTTTATTTTTACAAATTAATTTTTCTGTTTCAAATTGTGTTATGTAGGGAAAAAATTTAAAGTTAAACTTTCCATCTTTAGTAAAAAATAATGATATTAAAATACTTCGCAATAAAGTATTTCCGCTTTTGGGATATGAAGAAAGCCAAAAAATATGCTTACTCATTTAATTTTCACTTAAAACTTTTCTTGCTCCAAAACATGTTTTTGTATCTATCTACCCATTTACTATTTAACATTTTAATTGTTTTTGCGTGTAGTTTTTCCATGTAAAAACCTGACCACATTTTAAAAGATTCACGTTTAAAAGGAACAACCTGTACCATTGGATCTCCTTTTTTAATTAAAAATTGTTTGTCTCTTTTTTTTAAAATAAAAGGAAAATTAATTAAACTTATATAATTATCTGTATCTACTACACCTTCAATTATTTTCCATCTTTCTTCCATTCTATTCATAGGATGAATAAACAAGCAACTGTATCCTGGAGGAGTTTTAATTAACCATTTGTTATGAAATTTTCCTGCAACTTCTCCTGTTGTTTTATGCCATTCTTTTGGTAGTTGTGCTTTTCCATGAAAACCAAAATCGTGTTGATTTTGATTGGCGGGTGTAACAGTAAAGTCTTCTTCGGTAGGATCTACAACGTAATCTTGATCAAAAGGTATAATATAACCCATTGTCATTGAATCTAAAAAAGGCATACATGTTTTTAATGTAGGTGAGTGTAAATTGTTTTGATCATGTCTTTTTAATTTTTTATACTCGTCAGGAATAAATCTTGAAGCAGGTTTAGGATGTGGCCATACATCAAGCATGCTGTCATTTGTAGCTACAAAAGAAACTTTTTTTTCAAACAATCTGTATAAAATTAAAAGACATTGATCTTCTAATCTCTCCTTTTATTTTTGTTTTAAAAGGCATAACACAATGCTGATGTTGAGCTTCAAAAATATAGAAGTGTCCTACTTCAGGTTCCATCCACGTCATGTCTGTACCGTTAGTATTTGTAAAACCTAACTGTCCATCTCTAAATTTATGTGGGTCTTTTACATCATTAATAAATTCTGGTATTTTTAAAAACATTACACTAGACCATCCAGTGTTATCGTGATGTGTGTGTGGAGGATTATATTCACCTTCTTTCATGTCATTTATCCAACAACTTAAAATTTTTAATTGTTTGTTACCCCAGAATAAAAACATTTTTTCTTGTGTTTCAATATAATCATTCATACAATCTACTATATGCTTAGATATTTTTGTTTGTCCTATCTGATCCGTAAACTCTTTTTCAGAATCTAATCTGCCAGCTAACCTTGTACCCATAGATTTTAATTTTTCTCTATGTTCTTCATATTTAATATTTAAATCATCGATAGCCTCTAAAGGCATATCGTATCTCATAACCATTCTTCCAAAAACGTTTGTTTGTGATGCTTTCATTCTTTTTTCTGTCTATTTCATAACACAAATTTTCTGTCAAGAAAACAATTTTAAAAAGATTACTTGATATATTCTATACACATGTTTAAATTAGATCTCACCCAAAAATTATAAATCAAGGAGATATTATGGAAAATCAAGAAGTATTGAAGGCTATAGCTACCCTTGCTGATAAGGTGAGTCGTTACCACGAACGTTTGTTAGCAGTGGAAAGAGAAAACGAAAAATTACAAAAAGAAATATTAGAACACAGAAACGTGCCTCATATACATACAATTCAAGGTAAGCCACATAACTCTGATGCAACAGTTATGGTAACTGGTTTAGATTCTGATTTGGAATGTGAAGCCTGTAGTGCTTAATTATTTAGGAGTTTGACCTAACATATCCGCTAAAGAAGGAGCAAAGACTCTTACGTCTCTTCTAATCTTTTCAGCAGTTGTAGATGTTCCTGGATTATCAATATCAGCTTGAGCCTCGGCTTCAGTATTATACTCAGCCCCTGTGTCTACGTGTGTAAGTGTAGTTTCCGTTTTTACTTTGTAATGAGGAATTCTTCTTCCATCCTCCGTTGTAATGTGACCTAGTAATTCAGCAGGTTCAACTATCGGCATCAGTGTTTCTCCAATTTATGTTAAAACTAATAATAACTCTGTCATCATTAGAATTATTTGTTTGTACTTCATGTTGTAACCATGATGGGAAAAAAATCAAGGAATTTTCAACAGGCTCCCATTGTACGCTGTGAGCGAGGTGTATAGAAGCTTTTTCTATTTTAGGGGGTGATAGTACCTCTGACTGTGGTTTAGGTTCTAGAAACACAATATTTCCACACTTTTTAGGAGCTTTTAAATAAAATACACCAGATAAATAATTATATGGGTGCGTATGCACGTTGTTTCGTGATCCGGGTGGATTTATCATACCCCACATACCAGTCATCTCGGGATTGTAAT